TCACGAGCGCCCGATCCGCCGCCGAATAGGCGCTCTCCACGATTCGCGCTGCCAACACTCCCGGCACCGCAACTCCGTCCGCCAGCACCAAAATGGCGGGAGTCTGGGCCTCACTGAGTTGCAATCCCGCCTCCCGCCTGGCTGTTCTGGTCCGGAATTATCAGCGTAGTAAGCCCATAGATCATCGGGTCGCTGAGCCCATTCAATTCCGCGATACGATTCCACTGCGTCGCATCGCCGAGATATTGCGCGGCGATTTGGAACAAATTGCCGCCCGGAATGGTAATCGTCTGCATTTACGGCTCCAGACTGGTAAGATTGGTGACCGCGCGGGCCAGATAGCCCATCCCCGCCGCCACGCTCGCCATAGTCCCGCACGCCGAGAGCGCCGAAGGAAAATCACCCGACAAGGAATTTCCTGCGTTGTTCAGCTGATTGGTCAAATCACTCTGCGCCGCGATTCCCGCTGCCAACGATCCCGCGTAGGCAGCGCTTCCGGGCACAATTCCCCCGGCCATCACGGTCGCCTGGAATCCCGACACGTCGGCGTATTGCGCGGCAGTCGCCACATCGGCCGCGATCAAATCGACCGCCGCAACCACGACATCTGCCACCGGCGACGACATATCCTGCACCACCGTGCAGGATATGGTGTAGGGAATCCACCACGGGTTCCGATAGTCCGCGGTAAAAGCGTCGATCAGCACTAGGAACGAATAAACGTCCCAGCTGAGTACCAGCGCCATTCCGGCCAACCGCAGCCGATCGATCTCGCACGCCCGCGCGGGCGCATTCTCACCCGAAAGAATACCCTTCCACTCGACCGTTTCCTTGTCTCGCCCTAGTACATCGATGATCTGCGCCCCGCTCATCAAGCGATGGATCGCGAGCCGTTGCTTGCCCGCCAGACAAACCGCCGACGGTACCTCGAACCCTTGAAAACTGACATTCCCAAGCGAAAGGGTCACGTCCGACATCACCACAAGCTCCCCACGCCATGCCAATCCGGTCCCAGCCGAGTATCAAATCCGCTCGCCGCAGCCGGCGGCAGCGATGCCTGTCGCGCCAGCCGATCGCTTAATTTTCGGGGCAGATCTCGCGCCCGGCTATTGTCCACCGCCGCTCGCGCCGTTTCCTCCGCCACCGCAACCGGAGCCGTCGCCCGCTGCCTCGACACCGACCCATTCTGACCTACCGGCGCGACCGAACGCCGCGCGATCGCCGCCACTGACGGCAACCATACCCGCCTCGCAGCCGCGATCGTTTCGTTCGGCCCAGACAAAGCGGCGCTTCTCGCCACATTCCTAGCACCGGCCCCAAGCATTGCCGCCGCACAGCTCACGCTCTCGCGCGCACTGCCGCCGCCACTAACCCGTGGCTCGGTCTGGTTCACTGACTCACGACGCGCCCTGATCCCGCCAAGACGAACCGCCGCCGCAACCCGCCTGCCCGCTGCCTGCACCTTTTGCTCCGCGCTTAGCTCCGTCGCCAGTTCGACCGCCCCATTCTCACACTCCGCCCGTAGTTTCCGAGCTCCTCCAGCCGCCGCAAACACGCCGCCACGACCCAACCCGACGGCGCCGGCGACGGCCTTTCTGCCGGTCCGTCTCGTCGCCGCAACCTCAGCCCCCGCCCGCGTAACAAACCGTGCCACGGTCACGCCCCACCGTCCCGCGGCCACCAATCGCCTCAGTTCCCCGGCACGTGCCGCCTGCCGCGGCAGCCGCAGCGCTTGCCTCCCGACTCCGGCCGCCATGCCGCACGCGCGCTCGAGAGCATCGTTCACTTCTGATCCCTCCAGCGCATCGCGCCGAAATCGAACGCCCCACCATCCAGCGTTCCGATCGCCACCACCCACGCCAGCCGATCCTCGATCTCCAAGGAAAAAGCGACGTCAAACGGCACCCCGTTCTTCACCAGATACAGGCAATCGATCAGATCGGGGTGCCGGCTCAGTTTCCCGCGTAGTGCGCCTGCTGCTCGGCGGAGACCTGCTCGGCGGGAAGCGCCGAGGCCGCCGCCTCCAGCCCCTCATCTCCCAACCGCGACACCAGCGCCTCCAGTTGCGCTTCGGAACCCGGCGCCGGCAGGGGGACGTCGTCCATCGACGAAACCGACACCGCGAGCAGCGCAAGCCCTAAATAGGCCGCGTTTTCCGACAAAGACGGGCCCAAGGCCTTGAACAATCGCAATCGGTCGACAGCGTTCAATTGCCGCAGCACTAGCCGCCGTCCCAGCGTATCGCGAATCTCGCTCGTTCTTGCGGTCGCACAAACGATTCTCTCCGAAGGGTTCATGGGCACGCTCACATCCGCTGCCGCGTGGATGCAAAGAAATCAAGTTTCTGCTTCACGCCGCTGTCGCCCTGCCACATTCCCGCTTCGGCCAGACGCACAACCACACTGGCATATTGCCAAGTCGAAACCGAACCATCGGTTTCATTGATGTACTGATATAGCGTCGAGAATTGCATCAACCCGCCCGCGTAGTAATTCTGTTCGATCTGATCGATCAAATCCTCCGCCGCGCTCGATCCCCGCTCGATCTCGAATTCGCCTTCCCATCCACGCGGTAGATTCGTACCCAGATTGGTTCCGTCCAAACGCGTAACGCGAATCTGCTGCGTCAATTGTCGTGCGTCGAATCCCGTTACATGTGTTAGATCAACCCGGCCCGAAGGCCCGATCAACACCAACTGGCAATCACGACCGACCGAAAATAGATTGCTGCCTGACATCTCTTGCTCCTCCTACACCTGACCCGAAGGCAAGGTCTGGCTTTGGATGGTCACAGTTTGTCCGCCCTCCAGGTTGATAATGAATATTTCGTTGATCGCCTGATACTGGACCTGCACATCACACTGCACATATCCCAGCGAGGTCCGAGTAATCGGGTTGTTGGAACCATCGCAAACCACCGAAAACGGCGGGCTCGTTCCCACCTGCGCCAGAATATTCTGCGATAGCAAATTTTGCAGAAAGGACATTACGGTCGCCCTGATCTGCTGGAACAGACTATTGTTCACCAGTTGCCCGACGTAGGTCCCCATGCCCGCGTTCAGAGTCGCAGCAAGGTAATTCGTCATTCTGGTATAGTTGTCGCCGTTGATCGCGGCGTTGCTGCTCGAATTATATCCGCCGCGCACGCCCCAATAAGTCCCGCCGGGCTGCGGATTGGCGATCACATCGATGCCCGCCCCCAATAGCGCGGCCAAATCCGCCGAGGCGTAGCTCGACATCTGCGGGCTGCCCGGCACGGTCGATTTCTGTGTACCTACGACGCCGTAAAGCTGCTTGTTCAGGCTCGACTGTTCCGGCGATAGATTCCCCAGCCGGCCCGCAACAAACCCCTGCGGCGACACCAACCTGGTCAAGGCATTGACCTGGTCCTGCCACCACACCCAATCGCCGAACATCAGCTTGGCCGCATACGAATCCAGCCCCGCCGAGGCCTTCACCGTAACCGCGTCGGTGATCGTATCCCCCGCGGGCCCGACCAGGATCATATAGATCCCTTCGGATAGGCCGAACCCCGCCTGCGTCACCCACTGCGTGCTGTCGTCGGCGTCCGCCAGCATTCCGATCGAGCATCCCTGCCCGCGCAACCCATACATTCCCTTGCGCGGCGCGACATCTTCTCCAACCAACGTCGTGGCTGTCACTCCGGTCGCGCCATCCGAGCCGCCCGACAGAGCCAGGCTGGCTCCCGCCACAAACGCTGACGATCCACCCCCAGCTGCGATCGTAACCAGCTGCGATGCGCCGCGCGCCACACCCTGCCCCAGATTGATCGCGGCCGCGAAGGCCGCCCATAACGCGGCGCCAGAGCCTGAAATATTATCGAATGCTTCCGGGAACAGTCCGGGAGCCGCGACCACCATGCGAGACGTGCCGAATTGCGTCCCGGCTTGGAGTGAAATCGAAATCTTATTCCCCAAAGTCCCGGTGTAGCGTGCCGTGGCAACGATGCTCGCCTCGGTTCCGCTCGGCATATAGGTCACGCTCGCCGCGAGATCGGTGCCATCCGTCGCCCGCACGCAGCGAAACGCCTGCGCGCCTTGTTGCACGGCGACCGCGATCGCCGTGCCCATGTCGTATTTCCGCGCCTGGATCGCACCGAAATACTGCGCATAATCCGTCATAGTGCCCACAATCACGGGCTGCCCCACCGGCCCCCAGGTCGCGCTTCCGACCACCCCGATCAGATTGGTGGGAACCCCATTCAGGACCAGATTCTGCGGCGCAACGATTTGTACATAGAGATCCGGCACGATCAGCGCGGTGGTGTTGACCGTGCCCTGCTGAACAATCGGCATGAATTAGTCCCCGATGAAAGAAAAGGAGAAGGAAAAGTCTTCTTTTTGTGAACAAAAAGAAGCAAAAAAACTTTAACAACTTTCCGCGTGAGCGGTGGGGTTTCGCCTAATACCTAACGTACAAAAGTTTTTTGCTTCTTTTTTCAAAAAAGAAGACTTCTTACGTAAAATTTGTCGCGCCGTTCAGCCCCAGCCCGCCGAACATCATCTGCGCCGTCGTCATCGTAACGGTCGTCGCATATTCCACGTGATAGATCAGATCCCGCCGATAAATTCCGGCGATCTGGTTTTGGTCCTGGCTGTTCGTTTCGGCGAATATCAATCTTCCGTCAGACCCGTCCGCCAGACCGACAAATTTCATCCCCGTCAGATTCAAATCCACCAGCGCCACCACGCTGTCCCGTAATTGCGGCGTCGAACAATAAAACGCGATCAAGAAACTCTGACGCTGCCGGCGGATTTCTTGCCACAAGCTAACATCAGCGGCGGTCAGCCCGACCACCGAATACGCGCCCGGCACTGTCACGGTGGCATCAACACTGGTCGCCGTGATATTCACCGAGATCATGGCGCCTAATTCCAAGGCCACCTGCGCCACCGTATCGCCGGCCACCGAGCTATAAACATATGGCACCCCATCGACGAGCAACCCCGCCAACTGCCCCGTTCCAGCCACGCCGGTAAACGTCACGCTATTGCCAAAACTCGTCGCGGTCATGCCCGGCGCGACCCCGCCACCCATCCAACCGTCATTGAAGCTCACTAGTGGCTTGACCGAACCCGCCACCGGCACCACCGAGACATTGACAACTCCCGCCGCCAGATCTGCGTTCAGCGCCGCCGACAGCGGCCATCCACGATACACCCGGCAAGCCGCGCCGATCGCGCTCGCCGCACCCGCGCCATGGGGGTACAATACTCCCTGAATTTGCCCGACCAGCGCCACCTCAACGTCCGACTGGTCCGCCATCAGCTCGACGCCTGTTTCACGTGCAGTTGCCAGCCGAGCGCATTCTGTTCCACTGCGGTAACCACGAAGCTCCGCTCGATATTATCCTTGATGAGATCGGTAACTAACGGCACCACCGGAATCGGCGGCAACAACAGCACCCAGGCGGCGAGCCCGTCGTCATTGGGCAACTCTCCCTGCTTCGCCCGTCCTGACGCCGCAAGTGATACGGGCCAATCCGACAGCAAGGTATCCGACGACGAAGCAAGCACCCCGCTGTAAGCACCACTCGTGAATTCCGTGATACCCACCGGTCGAAGTAAACTCACCACCGCGTTGGTCTGCACGCACACCATCGGCGTGAACGGCACTTGTGCGGCGATAAAATAGTTCACGCCCGCCGCCGTCACCAAATAGTCTCCCTGTTGCGTGCCGCTGAAATCGAACTCCGCAATCCACTCGGGGTGGTCCTGCAGCTTATCCGAGGGCGTCAGAAAGACCGGCAGGGTACCGATCAGATTCCCCGTAGTGATCGGATTTCCCGGGCCCGTTGGCCGGTACTGTGAACAACTCGTCCCCAGATACTGTGCCACGGTCGCATTGCCGGACGCGATTTTCCCCAGCAACTCTGCCTGGTTCATCGCACTGCCTCACACAATCAGTTGCAAACCATTCATCACCATCGCGGGCCCCGGTGGAACCCCGAAGAAGTCGCACAGCCGCCGCGACCACAGCGCAAACATCCCCGCGCGGTCCCTCACCTCGTCTCTATTGCGCGTCCACGGCCCCGCCGCATCGGTATCGAGATCGCCGATGCTGCCCGATAGCGTAGTTTCGAAGCCATTGAGGGTGATCAGCATGTTCGTCACCACCGTCACCTCGTCCACGCTCAGATTGATCATGCGGTATTCCAGCGCACCGTACGCCTGATAAAATCGCCATCCCGCGTTCCCGTCAGCCCCGCTGCCAAACGCCGGATAGCCACAAAACCGCCGGATATCGACCTTCTGCGGGTCGGTGAGCGTCCCCGCTGCCGCCCCGCTCATCCGATATGCTCCACCATCACCGCGCGCTTGAACGCAGCATTGGTCGCGGTCGGCACCGTCAAACTGGTCGTGGTGGTATCCGATGGTGCGCAGAACCCGCCGATCCAATACCAGGATTGGGCGATGATCTGCTGCAGCCGGTCGATCGGCTCGCGCGTCACCATGCAAACATTATCCACCACCGAAACCAGCGCCCCCTCCGGCGCGATGTCGTCCGCCGCCATACCCGCGAAATCGCCCTCGATCAGCGCTCCCTGGCCGACAATGATCGGCCGGCGCACGAACGCTCCGGCAATGGTCGGGTGCGGCTGCACGTAAGCTTCGGTGGTCGGAATAAAGCGCAGCCCCAGAAAGTCGTTAACCATTCCCTGGCGGAACACAATGTTCGCCGCCGTCGCGCCCATGAACAATTGCTTGAAATCGGGGTCCGCGAACAATTGCCGCGCACTCACCGGATCCAGATAGCAGTTATAAGCTCCATCGACCTCCGGCACCGCGTTCAACCGCAATTGCGCCACCGCGTCGAGCAGACTCGACATCGTGAGCGTATCAGCCGTGGTCAGCAAACTGGTATTCCCGCGCCCATTCGGCCGTTCGATTACTGAAGCGGTCGCCGCCTGCACGCTGTTTGCGACTGTTCCGTCGCTGACGCTCACGCTGGTCGCGAATGTCAGCACGCCGGAAACTCCGCCCGGCGTAGTCGAGACATTGACCGTGTCTGTCGCCGCGCCCACCAAGCTATAAACATCGGTGCCCAGAGTCACTGAAAGCG